TCATAAGAGTTGAAGTGTTCAACTAAGTGACGGCCCAACCATTGTGGATAACCATCGTAATGGTGATATGCTGAAAGAATGTTTCCGTTTGTGAGTTTGATGCCGATTCGTGAGCGAGTTCCCATGATGTTTGTGTGGTTATACTATAGAGACAGTTTAGAGGTTACTAACTTTATTTCAATTCAATTCGTTCGTATAGACACATACCAAGGTCAAAATATAAATCCTCATCCATCTCACCCATTTTGGCATCTAATGCTTCTTCAATACATTGACGCATAACCTCATTGTATTTCTCATTTGTGTAAATGTGTTCAATGATGTCATCTTTTAACGCATCGACAATACGTGAGACAGTGGATTCAGAAAGTGGCATTTGATTGGGTGGTTATACTACAGGGACACTTTAGAGGTTACTAATAATAACCTCAACGAACATAAAGGAATGAACCGTATTGGTCAACAACCTCAGGAGTTTCGACTAAGGACTCAAGATAGAAACGAATACCTTTAGCAGGGGTACGATGCGAGGCAGGTTTATAACAACTTCCATCATTCTTATCGATGAACATGAACACACCATTATTTGAAAAACTGTTGTCAGAATGAACCCTGAATTGATTCACCTTAATATATTTTTTACCTACACTATATTCTAACTTGGAATATGAACTATGTCCAGATTCAGTTGCATTAACTTTCCATTGATTGTTGACAACTTCTAAAAGACATTCAGTCAGATATTCGGTTTTATATTGTGGAGCGGTAAAAGTCATGAGTTGATTGGGTGGTTATACTACAGGGACACTTTGGAGGTTACTAACAATAATATTCATGGAATTGACTCCATTAAATCATACTCACTGATGGGTTCAATTGGTTCAACATAAGGAATTTTACCAGTACCATCAAAAATCATGTCAACTTGATCTCGACACACATTAAAATAACAGGTAGTTGAGTTTTGATTATTAAAACATCCAGAGAAATATTCCGAATCAACGACCGCAATTTTACTGCAAGTAGGATCAATTAAGATGTATGAGTCTGCCCTAGTCACAAAAACATCTTTATTTGAATAAGGATTCTTTAAGATCCATGGATTTGCATAAAATTCGCCATTTTTCTTTGTCTTAAGACCATCTTGCTTTGTTTTAATATCTGGGAGATAATTCTCACCATAAACACAATCAGGATCATCTGGTGATTGTTTTTTACTAGCTCTCAAGTCAATATATGATTTGACATACTTCACAAATTCATGTTCAACCTTATGACCTTTGACAAAATTATAAAGTCCTACTCCAGAATATCTCATATAAATTTTCTTACATTCAATTAGAAAATCGATAAAAACTTTATCAGGGATAGAATGAAGATCATCAACAAATTGTTGATAAGTGGTTGCCATAATGATTCAGTGGTTATACTACAGGGACACTTTAGAGGTTACTAACAATAATATCACTGAATAAGTCGGTCAAGTAACTCTTTTGTCAGTTTATTACGTGTCTTTGGATTCAACTCACCAAGACTTTCATTCAGATATTCATCAATGAAACTCCTGTATAAATCTTTTATTTCTTTTGAATGTTTGTTCAGAGTGTATTCAACAAAGTCTGGATAGATTGTATTTGTCAGTTGTTGGTAATTCATAAGTATACTATAAAACCTCACCCAACAAAAGTCAAGTGAGGTTGTGACAGTTCAAAAACTGGTTAGGTGCTCATTCTCTTATGCACGCGTCCCATAATCTTGGTTCTACCTTTGGCATCAGGGTTGGTGCCAGTTTCTTTCTTATACTTGTCAGTTTCTTGTTGTTTCATGATACCACGCAACATGGTTTCACCCTTACGTTGTTGCTTCATACGTTCGCTTCTAGTTAACCCGCTGGCTTTCGGGGATTTATAAGAAGGATCAACTTTCTTCTCTGGTGTCTTCTTGGTCAGAAGTTTGGATGCTTGTTTCTCAGCGTCTTTAGAAGATGTTTTAGTTTTAGTTACCTCTCCACCACCTGATTTGGCCTGGCGTCTTGCCAATGCTGCGGCCTTTCTTTCTGCCTTGACCTTATCAGCATATGATTGTTTGACTTCTTCAGAACCTCTTGATTTTTCTGGTTGTTGAATTCTAGTAGATGCTTGTTTCTGACTACCAATGTCCTTACGATCCTTATAGCTAACTGGTTCAGACTTACCACCACCAGTGGCCTTCATTCTACGACGTTCTGGTTCACTCTTTCTACGGTCTCTTCCTACTCTTCCACCTTCACCAGTCTTACGAATCTGACTACGGCCTTGTACTTCAGGGTCATAAACTTCATTGGTTTGTTGTGTAGGTGTAGGTTTCTTATCAGTAGTTTGTTGTTGGTCTTTCTTCGTTATATTGTCAATTTGTTTTTCAAGTTTTGCAATTTTTTTACTATCTTGCATCTTCTTATTATAGATGTCAATCTTTCTTTGTTCTTTTTCTTTCTCTTGCTCTGCTTCTTTCTTGGCATTGTAAAGATCCTTCACCAATTTTACAGGAGCCTTTCTTACACTATCAATTTTATTACTAAAACCTTGCAGTTGGTCACTCTGGAACTGAGAAGAATCACCTCTGGTCGATGGGCCTACCTGTGCTTCTTCGTTAAATTGTTGAAAGGTCTTCATCTTCTTTCTTTATCCTATGTCTTATTTAGTTTTAGAATGTTTTTTGATAAAGGTAAGTGCTGCCTTACGGTTACGACAAGTCTTCAGAATGTTACCCTTATGAATGATAACCAACTTGGTCTCACTACCAGTCAAAGGTATGGCTGCATACTCATCATCTTTACCTACAATGAATCCTAGTTCCCGAACTTTGGGGTCTAGGATATTACTTCTGTGTTGGATTAGTTTCATAAACTCCTTTTTCAATAATTTTATGTGAGTGAAGGTGTGTTAGGTCATAAACGGGTTCGATATGGAAAAAAGGGTTTTTGATATCCTCAAAGCCCTTGGTATCACTGGGCTCTACTTCCGCACTACGCTGTCAAGGAGCTCACCTCTCTCAAACACAGTATCAACAACATTTTGGAGAGCACGTTGTGTAGAAATACCGACTTTACTATAAATCGGTACGACGCATAACCCAAAGGACTTATCGGGACAGGTGCGAAGAACACGACCGATCGACTGAGTTAATTCAATAGTGTCCATATTACGAAGGAAGATAACACAATCCAGACGGTTGATAGAGATGCCCTCTGACAAAATAGAACGATGAAGAACAACGAACTTTTTATCAGGGTCTTTGCCCCAAGTGTTTAGGACGTTAAAGAACTCCTCACGATTGACCTTCTTACCATCAACAACTGCCCCGGTCTTTGCCGTAATATAAAGGTATGAATAACCACGGTCAGACAACTGAGTAGTGAAATCGGTATGAGTGATGACATTTACCAGTTGTTTGGAAGTCTTCACACAGACCAGAAGTTTCTTCATCTGAACCTCATCAATAGTGGAGATGAGATGTTCACAATCAGTGTCACAAGTGATGAGTTTGGTATTGTTATGAATGTCAAACTCTTTCACATGAATTTTAGGTGGGGCAATATACCCACCTTGAACAAGTTCAGGAGCAGAGACACGACAAATAATGTCACCATAAACCTCACGGTCATTCATACCAGGCTTATTGATAGTGATAGAAGTCTTACGGGTTGCAGTAAAGAAGTATGAACGATCTGCTTCGTTAGAGAAGAACTCTGTAGGGGGGAAAAAGTGACGTTGAACACTGTTGTGTGCCTCATCGAAGTAAATGGTATTGACTTCGATGTCTGCCTCTTGTACACGATGTAGGGAGTGATATGTGGTGAAAATAAGAACACTCTCGCCCTCACTACGTGCTACATTGGTGAATAGGTGAATATCTTTTGCCCTGGTGGAACTGAAGTGAGTAGTTTCACCACTATGACAATGAAGCACATGAACATTCTTGGTGTCAATGACCTCAAGAAACTCTGAGCACAGTTGCTCAGAAAGCAAAATCCTGGGACAGACAACAACAATAGTAGAGGGTTGAGTCTCTAGTTGTCTCTTTGCATCCATGATTGCAATCAGAGTTTTTCCTCCTCCTGTTGGGATTAGTATTTGTCCACGATCATTGGACTCAAGTGCATCCAGACCACGTTGCTGATGAGGGCGAAGAGTAATCATTTCAGAAGTGGTGGTTATACTAAAGGAACACTTTAGAGGTTACTAACAATAATACCCCCTGACTTGGTGAAAGTCAAGAGGTAGTGGACAGTTTATCAATCGTCTGATTCTTGCTCCTGTGGCTTATCCTTACCAATGTTAGAAGGGCCTACCCAGACACGACCTTCCTCACGCCATTGTGCAATTTGTGCGTGACGTTGATCGATAAGGGTTGCATAACGTTCGCGTTGGTCGTTAGTCCATTTGAAATCCTGTTTACGAACTTGATTACGGATTTCTGAGAGTTGGGTTACGATTGGGGTCGTCATAATGATTGATTGGTTACACTACAGGGACAGTTTGGAGGTTACTAACAATAATTGGTTAGTAATTTAGTCTTATTAGTCATCACCTCTTCTGTTCTTGACATACTCTAACTGACTCCAAAAACAAGGATGACACACTACCAGAATGTGAATCTTTTTATGTTTCTCATATCTTGTATATTGACAATTAGGTTTATCCTTTACACCTGTCTCGATAGTAATATATTCGCTGTCAACAAAGTATACCCATCCTTGGGTAATCGTCCCACCAGTACGTGTCCAGATGACATAATCATCAATCTGTGGGATATATGGATGAGCCATACGATCTTTACGGGTTTCCATCAGAAAAATGCCGCCTCTAGAGGATTGAGGTGAAGTTTCATTGAAGTATAAGGACGCGTGTCTTCAATGTCAACTTCAGAACCAACTTTTTTAGAGTTGATTGGTCTATAATACTTGTGACCTTTCTTTGTGAACCGCACAAACCCCCAGATAGTCTTAACAGGTTCTTTTGTGTAGATATATTCTTTATGATGATTCAACCAAATTGATAAGACATTGGTTTTGAATTCACTAACTGAATATGAATACCCTGTTGGAGCTTCATGAATAAAATCATTGGGAAGTTCAAGTTCAATCATTTAGTTAGTCACTTTTTTGAATGTTGTCTTGGAGTTTGAAAATTAGACCTTTAAGATTTTCAATCTCTTTGTTTTTCTCTTTGATATTGTCTTCAAGATGTTTTATAGTTCGTTGAAGATCAACTAAAAGAGATTCTGTTGAATAGTTTGACATATGAGTTTAAGTAAGGAATGAGGTAACAATTCCTGATTCTGCCTCGGATGTAATAGTATATTTATATGCCTTACTAATATTTTCCCTCAACACACTATAATACTCAAAGTAATTACTATCATCTTCAGTAGTAATCAAGTTAAAACACTCTTCATCGCTATCTGCAAGGACATTCCAAACTCCACCATATTCTGATTGCGGGAACGGAACAAAATGATCAACAATAAACAGGGTCTTCATTGGTTTGGTTTGATTACTCTTCAATGTTAGTGGAATTGGTCTGATTAGTCAAGAGACCTTGTTGTCTCTGTAGCTCATACTTGAGTGGAATGAGATGTGAATAAAGAAAGGTTTTCCATTCATTATCCTCAAGAAGAATAGTTAAGTTGTCAATTTGTGACAATGCACTGGCGATCTTTTGGGTTTCAGTCATGTAAACTCTGCCATGTAGTATTCAAATGAGACTCCGTATTCTTTGGCCTTCTCGGCGCATTCTTCTAGGAACCGTTCAAGTTCTACTGGTTCCATTTGTTGAAGTTGTTCATCACTCATTGAAATCTACCCTGTGCGAAATTGGCGTAGCTGAACTGTTCACGGTCTACGAGTTTAATCATACCATACTCTGTGGACATGACAAACCCTTCTTGATTGACCTTTAGTCCACCAATGTAAGACTTAGGGCAGTTGTAGACAATCATGTCTTCCATAAGTTCTTCCTTCATCTCAACAACTAATAGGTAAAGATTGGCAAGTTGAAGTGAACCAAGGATGTCAATCAGGTCAACCTCATGGAGTTTCTGTCCAGACCTGATAAGAGCATTGATGGCAACCTTTGCCTGACAAGCCTCTTTCTCTGTGAGGAATGTGTATTTGTCAGTATCAATGACTGGAGCGGTAATGTTACAGTTTACACGGTCAACAAAGGGTTGAACAAACTTACAGTCATTAGTCTCACAAAGGTCACCCTCCAGTGCATGAGCCTCCATCTCATAGAGAGGACAATCACCAGTGTAATATGTGTGAGGAGCAATGATGATATTTTCAGTTACAATCTCATCAAAAACATATTCGATAGTGTTAGGTTTGTATGATGTATTACCTCCTGTCCCCAGAAAATCTCCTTGGTAGACACCTTCAGTCCGAGGAAGATACTTCAAACAATTGATGAGAATAGTTTCAACATTTGGTTGATGACCAAAGTGTTGGATGACATCTTTCTTGGTATAACAGACCTTGATTTTCTTCTTGTTAAAGGCACTTTTTGTCGAAACGAAAAACTCACCATTCTCAGGGTGAGTTCCCCAGACAATGGCAGGGCTTCCATCTATTTTTACGCTGACAAATGCATCACCATAAAGAGCATTGATGACTGATAAGTCACCAGTGAGGATAAGATCTTCTGGGTGTTCCAAATGTGTTAAAGGCATAATGTTTTGGGTGGTCTCACTACAGGGACACTTTGGAGGTTACTAACAATAATACAATAAAAAAGAGGGTCTTTCAACCCTCTTGTAACACTTATTCAATTGGTTCAGTCTTCATAGACCAAACATTCTGGTTCAGAAGGATTCGCATCACAATACATTTCTAGTGGAGTGGGGTCATGATGATCTTCTGGATTTTGTTCATGATACTCTTCAAGATCATGAAGTTCAGATTCAATATGACGACGTTGTTGAGGTGAGATAGTAGGATCATCAAGGATATGTTTATCCTTATCAATATGATCCTCGATAGTTTTTTCCATATGGTTTGTCAGTTTTCTTATTATTTATTTTCTTTGATGGTATTTTTGAGTCGTTCTACTAGACTATCAGCATAAGCTTCCATTCTTTCAGGGTGAATTGCCCTGATTCCTGTCTCTTTTACAGCAATTTCAATACTGTCAAGTTCATTTTGAGTTAGTTTTGAATTTTTGTTTTGAAGAGTCATAGGAGTATGTGTTGAAACACCAATAGTTTAGACCAGAAAACCTGGAAACTTTCCCTTCTTTAGGATGTTTTCAGGTTGTTGTGATATTTATTCATCTCCATCAAAGAAGGAACCAAATAAACCATTATCACCTCTTTTACGAGTCTCCAACATATCAAGAACTTTCTCTGATTGTTTCACACCTTCAATCTTATGAATGAGATTTGCAATCTCTTTACATATGAATGGTTTTTCACTACGAGCAGCAAATGCCAGGGCATTCCTTAGACTTGATGTTGCGTCATCCAAACTTTCATTTACACTTTCACTCAATGCCATTTGTTTTTCCTTTGATTATAGGTGTGAGAGGTTCAATTTCCTCCACTTCATTCCACACTTCTTCTAGTGTGGGTACTGTAATACTATTGTACCAGAAATCTTCCCAATCTTTTTCAGCTGCCTCTGAAATGTTAGGTTGTTGTTCTACCCATCTTTTAAGTGAGAAGAATCTTTCTTTCCAATAATTGTCACTCATCATCTACTTGAAATAAAACTGAATTAAAACATCCCTGAAGACCTTTCACCTCTATTCTAGTATGTTGTGAAAGAACTTCTACATTTGTGACGATATACTTAACACCTTCATCTAAATGATGTGCAGGGTCACAACCTCCCCAATTTCTTTGTTCTTTTGATCCACCAACAAAAGTAACTTTATCTCCAATACGAATCTTACCTTTCTTTCTTGGTAAGTCCGTAGGCATAAGACCAATAGAACTAATAGTTTCCTGTTGTTTGAAATAAAGTTTCAAATAACATTTTAACATTTCACGAAGATATTTGACATCAGAAATATCATCAATTTCTCTTGATAACTTTTCAAATTCAAAGTTCTTTGTGACGGTAGAGAGTTCTATGTCAGATGACTTCATCTTCTTCTTCCTCTTTCTTTTTGTTGAATCCAAAGGGTCCAGACTTATCTTCTTCCAATTTCAACTT